ACGGTTTTGCCGCTGGTGGCGACGGGTTTCCAGTCGGTGACAAAGTGGCGGGGCATGGTTAGGAACGCTCTGCATCCGTTTCAATGTCGCCACGATAGGCAGTCAGAAACGGGCCAACAAACGGTTCCACTGCGGGTAATTCCTAGAACGTTGAAATAGGTTTTTCGCAGAATTTAAAGGCGGGTTTGCGCGTTTTTGGCTGCATAGACTGCGGTCATGCCCTACTCAATTGAAGTTCGCGACACGGCCAAACGGCTCTACTTACGCCGCTGCAAACCGAAAGAAATTCAAGCCGAACTCAAGCTGCCCAATGTGCGGATCGTTTACTACTGGATCGCCAAGGGCTGCTGGGATGAGCTGCTGACCGATGAAGAACCGCTGACGGCGGTCAGTCGACGCATCACCTTGATGCTGGAAAAGCCGGGTGCTCTGGGTAAAGCCGAACTGGATGAACTTGATCGCTTGACGACGTTGCGTGAGCGGTTGCTGAAGCAGTGCAGCAAATCCGCTGCGCGAGGCGCTGAACCAGCATCGCCCGAGCGACCAACCCGGCAGCGAGAAAGCGAGCGGGACGGGGAGAAAAAGCGCAAATCCAAACCGGTTAAAAACGATATCTCGCACCTGACCGAGGTGGATTTTCTCGCCAAGTTCACCAGCGGGCTCTACGGCTATCAAAAGGAATTGTTTGAGGCCAAACAGAATCCGCTGACCCGGCGGATCCGCAATGTTCTGAAATGCCGGCAATCGGGCCTGACCTATTACTTCGCCGGCGAAGCCTTCATGGATGCGGTGCTGACCGGTGACAACCAGATGTTCTTGTCGGCCAGCCGTTCGCAGTCGGAGATTTTCCGAAATTACATCATCAAGGCCGCCCGCGAATGGTTCGGCCTGGAGTTGACCGGTAACCCGATCATTTTGAGTAACGGTGCCGAGTTGCGGTTTCTCAGTACCAACAGCAGTACCGCGCAGGGTTATCACGGCCATGTGTACGTGGATGAGTATTTCTGGATCCGCGACTTCAAGAAGCTCAACAACCTGGCCGGCGCGATGGCTACGCACAAGAAGTGGCGCAAGACGTATTTCTCGACACCCAGTGCTGTCAGCCATCAGGCCTATCCGTTCTGGACGGGGGACGAGTTCCGTCGCGGCAAACACAAGAAGGCGAATCAACCGTTCCCCGGTGAGGCGGAGTTGCGCAAGGGGGCGCTGTGCCCGGACGGTCAGTGGCGCAAGATCATCAATATCTACGATGCGGTGGCCGGTGGCTGCGATCTGTTTGATCTTGAGCAATTGCGCCTGGAAAACTCGGACGAGGTGTTTGAGCAGATCTACCTTTGCCAATTCATCGACAGTACCCAGAGCGCCTTCAGCCTGGCGGATCTGGAACGGTGTTATTCGGACTGCACGTTGTGGGCCGACTACAACGCTGACCCGAATGCCGAACGGCCCTTCGGCAATTCTCCCGTGTGGCTGGGTTACGACCCCAGCCGCACGCGGGACGATGCCACGTGTGTGGTGGTCGCGCCGCCGCTGGAGCAGGGCGGCAAGTTCCGCATTCTGGAAAAGCACTCTTGGCGCGGCCACTCGTTCACCTACCAGGCCGCCCAGGTGAAGAAGATCTGCGATCGTTTCAACGTGCAGCACATCGGCATCGATGTCACGGGTGTCGGGTATGGCGTGTTCGACCTGGTGCGCGATTTTTATCCGAGAGCGACGCCGATTCACTACAGCCTTGAGACCAAGAACACGCTGGTGCTCAAGGCTCAAGACACGATTCAAGGTCGACGGATTGAGTGGGACGCTGGGTGGAATGACATCGCCGCGGCCTTCCTGACCATAAAGCGTGCCGCCACCACCAGTGGCCAGATCACCTACAGCGCTTCGCGCACCGAGGCCACCGGCCATGCCGATATCGCGTGGGCGGTGATGCATGCGCTGGCTAACGAACCTTTGAACATCAACAAGCGCCGGCGTAGCCGCTGGTCAACTTTGGAAGCCAGCCATGAACGAGCACACGCCACTCATCCCGCCGGCCACAGTGGCAGCTTCCGCGCCACGCGGCATTCGAACCTTCAGCTTCGGCGCGCCGGAATCGGTGCTGGCCGGCAACATGGGCGAGTACCTGGGCGTTTTCGCCAGCGACGACGGGCAGATCTACACGCCGCCCGTGTCACGCGAGGGGCTTGCCAAGTTGCTGCGTGCCAACGCGCACCACGGCACGATTCCGCGCTTCAAACGCAATTTGCTGCTGCGTGATTTCATACCTTCTGCCGGATGCAGTGCGCAGACGATGGGGCGGGCTGCGCTGGATTTTATGGTGTTTGGTGAGGGGTACTTTCAGCGCAAGCGCAATGTGATTGGCCAGGTGCTGGAACTGGGGCATCTACCGGCGTTGAACATGCGGCGCAAGGTTGGCGGCGGGTTCTTAATGTTGCGACCCAATGGTCAGCACCTGCATTTTGAGGAGGATGAAGTTGAACACGTCATGGACTACGACGTGGAACAGAACATCTACGGTGTGCCCGACTATCTGGGCGGGATGCATGCGTTGCTGCTGAACGAGTCGGCGACGTTGTTTCGCCGGCGCTACTTCAATAACGGTGCGCATGCGGGGTTTGTGTTTTACACCAACGACCCGAACCTGTCCGAAGAGGACGAGAAGGCCTTGCAGGCGAAGATTGCGGGCAGCAAAGGCGTTGGTAATTTTCGATCGCTGTTCGTCAATATTCCGGGAGGCAGTGACAAGGCGATTCAGATCATCCCGGTGGGGGACATTGCGACGAAGGATGAATTCGAGCGAATCAAGAACATCACTCGAAATGACGTGATTGCCGCATGGCGGATGAATCCTGCGCTGGCGGGGGTAATGCCGGAAAACGCGGCAGGGTTTGGGGATATTGAAAAGATCGACCGGGTGTATACGAATAATGAGATTCGACCGATTATGCAGTTGTTTTCGCAGGTGAATAATTTACTGCGGAAAGATCGTGCGATTAATTGGCTGTCCTGCAATGCTTAATCGCATATATAGCGTGTTTGTTCTTATAGTAAATGGTTCTTAAAAGCTGTTATTTCTGACAGTGGTTTTTGAGCGGTAACGGTGCCAAGCTTTCTACTGGTGGTGTTTATTTTCATTGTGAAAGATTCGTAACTTGGAGCTTGTGCCATGCCAACTACTATTGTGAAAAATATCCCAGTAGGTCTGATTGATGAAGAGTTGCGCACTCGGATTTCTGCAAAGTTCGCAGTGCGGGTTATCAATATTGAGCGAGATCCACAAGGGTCACAAGCGACGATAACGTGGGAGCCTCAGATCAATCGAATATTAGGCAAAGTTCCGTCAGCTGTTTTTGTAACGGAAGTTGATTTTGGAATTATAGAGATTCAAGAGGCTCGATGAGTTCGCGAGTTGGTCGGCGTTTACGGTATGAAAGCCTATGTGCCAGATTTTGATATTTAGTTTTGTTTGAATTGGTGGGTTTTGGTTAGGTTGGGTAAAATGTGCTTTTGGTTAATGCTGAGAGTCCTCGATGCGCGTGGTATGTAAGTTCTGTTGCCAGAAAGGTCGTATTGTTTCAAGAGATGTATTATCAACGGATTTTGTTCGATTATATTGTCAGTGTGGGTCTGCACAATGTGGCCACACTTGGGTGGCTCACTTGACCTTTTCCCACACGCTCAGCCCTTGCGCCCAGGCGTTTGATCGATTGTTGTTTGATCGCTTGCGCGCATTGCCTCGTGCCCAACAGCGTGACCTTTTCGACCAACTGGGTATGTTGATGTAAAGGCGAGGGGGAGCCCCTCGCCAGGTGGGTGTTACTCAATGGGCACGAGCTGGTCCAGCACTTGGTTTACGGCCAGTTCCGACAGCATCACGATTTGCGCGATGCCTTGGGCGGTTTTGCGGTGGGTGCCTTGGAGGTCGGCGGCGAAGTCGTTGAGCATGACGCTGGCAGACCCTAGGGTTTCACAGGCGTCGACCAGGAGTGTTTCGTTGCTCGACTTGGGATTGGCCATGTAGTTGCGATTGGGGTAGTAGTCCGCGGCCATGATGCGGGCGGTGGGCGGGCCCAGGTAGTAGTCGAGGGCGCGCTCGGCGGCTTCGTTGAATTTTTTAGAACCGGGGCATTCGTAGGGGGATGTCGGATCGGGGATGGACGTCGGTTCGGTGACCGGCGGATTCGGCGTTACCTTGAACATAAGAGCTTTCCTCTGGTGAAGCCGCGTTCCCTTCGCTGCTCTTCGAAAGGGTGGCGGCTGTGCGCAAGTAGCAGACCGGTAAGCTCTCGGAATCCGGCGCACCCGAAGGTGCCATGCACACAGCCACCATTGAGCACAGGCGATTGCCTGACCAGATGATACTTGTGCTTCCGAGGCATACCGGGCTGCTATACCCGGTCACTGGGAGTCAGTGACACAATCAACTTACCAGTTAGCCCGAGGCGCACAAGCCGGCGGATTCTGGCGTAGCCGTAGGCAACGGCGCAAGGATTTGTAGCCCTTGGGAAGTATCACGGCGTGTCTATAAACAGACTTTTTGAACCTGTTTACCAGCAGAAATACTCTGAGGAAATGTCTGACGCGGCCACTTGGCGGCGTCAGGTTTTTGGCCGGTGATGTTGCTGGTGGGGCTCAACCGGTGCGCAGCATGGACACCGGCAGGTCGGTGGCCTCTTCGCCCTGCGCACGCAACAGGCTTTCGGCGTTTTCATAGGCTTGCATGCGGCTTTTGCCGTACTCAAACAAAGCCAGTTTGCTGCGTTTGTTGAGCGTTATGTCGGAGGTGCACAGTTCGACGAACAGTGAAAATGAGTGCCCGCATTCCTCGAATTTTTCGCGAACTTCCATGGCGTTTTTGGGGGTGGACATCACTTGACTCCTTGTTCTTTATGCTGTCAGTGGCGAGTTTATTTATGTTGAAAGTTTTGCGTCAATATTTATTACAAGTTGATTTTTGCTGTTGGTTTGTAGCGGTAAAACTTCTGTCGTTGTTTGAGATGTTTCCTACGCATGTTGAAGAGTAATTCGACAAATTAATTGTGTATTTATATTCGATGTTTCTACTTTCAATACGTTATCTGACTTGTAGGGGCGCTCGGTACAAAGAATAAGGGCGCCGTGGCGCCCTTATTGATGCAATGGCCGTGTCAGACGTAGACGCGAGGGTCAGGCCGGTAGTCGTTTTTTATCTTTTCGAGCTGGCTAATGCGCTCCTCGGCCGAGGACAGCAGGCGTCGTAAGTTGTCGAAGTCGGTCGCGGCTACGACATTCAGGCGTTGACCGAAGATGTGAACGTGATAGTGCTTAACGCGGTACGGGCTAGGGGGTAGTTGTATGACCAAGGTGCCGTCTTGGCTGACGTGGAAGGTGTCGACGGTCAGGGCTATGTTGCAGCCGGTAATGGTGGCTTTGAGTGGTACGTCGTTGCCATGTTGGCGAGCGATGATGGCTAAGCGCATCGCCAGCCCATTGGCAGTGATGAGGTAGGGGGCGGTGTTGTTTGTTTGCTGTTCTTGCATGGTGTAGCTCCTTGTTTTACGGGTTTTCAGG